GGACATGGGTGGCGAAGGACAAGAAGAGCGACCTCGCGCTGTTCTCGTGTCTGAGCAAAGACACGTTGGCGGCGTCGTCAGTTCTCCGCACGCGGCCAGCGGGGGACGTGACCGGCTGCGGCTTCCCAGGCGGCAAGGGACCAGAACGGCTGACGCTGAAGGTCGAGGAGTCGGAGCAGATCATCGACAAGGACGGCGACCGGATCAAAGTCAGCAAGCGGGACGCCTTCGCAATCAGCAAGGGACATTTCGCCAACGGCAACTCAGGCGGCGGCGTCTTCATTGACGGCTCGGTGGTGTCGGTGATGAGCCACGGGCGTGACGATGAGATGGCGTATGGTGCAAGCCATGCCGACCTGCTGGCGTTTCTCGACAAGGCACAGCCGGACGCCGAGGAGCCGCTGATCCAGCAGGCCCGGCACTGGGGCGACCGCGACAGGACGAAACAGATCCTGAGCATCTGGGAAGCGATCAAGGCACTACGGCCAGCAGCGACGGGACCAGTCGGGCCGCAAGGCCCAGCGGGGCCACCGGGGGCGACTGGCACGGAGGCCGACCCGGTGGTGATCCAGAAGATGCAGACGCAGATCGACGAGCAGCGGAAGCTGATCGACAAGCTGATGGCTATGCCGGTGCGTGTCCAGGTGTTGGACTCGACAACCGGCAAGGTGATCGCCGAACAGTCGTACCCGTTCGGGACACCGATCAAACTCATCCTGCCAACCACGAAAGCGAGGGCGACCAGATGAACGAACAAATCAAGACCCAGATGGAACAAGACTTTGCGCAGACCGGCAACGTGCTGTCGCAGGTGCAGACAAGGTTCAACGCAAACATCGCCCACGTCTCCGAGGAGTCAGCCAAGCTGTGGCAGCTCAAGTTGCAACTGGTCGGGGCGACCGCTCAGAACCTGCTGGAGCAGCACGGTCAGGCGAACATGCAGACGCAACTGAAGTCTTCGGGAATGTTCCCCGGCATCCAGCAGTTGCCAGCCGCACCAGCCGCAGCGGGTAGCTGATGTGGGGCAGTCGATTGCTGACTGGTGGCGTAGCGAATCTGATCGGAGGACGGAAAGCCACGGCGAGTGGATCTCCGTCTTCTGGTCCGGGGACCGTGAACGGATCACCGCCTACCTCTGCCGAGATCGACGGGATGGCGAACCTGATGGGGCTGGAGGAGATGACTCGCCAGAACCGCCACGCGATGTCGATGGGCCAGGCTCAACTGCGTAAGCATCTCGGCGACAACTGGGAGCAGCCCGAAGACGTGGCGATCAACTGGAACTCCCCGACGATTGTGAATCACGCCAAGCCGGGGATGGGGACGGTCGCCAAACTCGCTATGGCTGCGGGTCTCCTGGGCGGCGGGATCGGATTGGGGTCGGCGATTCCTTGGCTGACTGATAGGCTATCGGCTGGGAGTGCTGCGCCCGTGGTCGCCCCGGCGACGGACAGCGACACGCAGTACCGCCTCCGACTGGGCGAGCCTGATGCCGAATGAAATACGCCGCCGCCCGCGAACTCATCAATGACGGCGACGTGCTGGCGTTCCGTGGCACGCGGTTGTTCTCCCGGCTCATCAAGCTGTGGACTAGGAGCCGGGTCAGTCACGTCGGCATCGCCTGCCGGATGCACGGACGCCTCACGGTGATCGAAGCACTGGAGCCGGGCGGCGTTCGCGTGTACCCGCTCAGTCGATACATCAGCCGGGGCTGCGAGGTGGACTGGTATCAGGTTGACCAGCCGGAGAGGGAGGTGTTGGCTCACGGTGAACTTGACCGTCGCAAGGTTGTGGCGTTCGCGCTGTCGAAGTGGGGGCTGCGGTACGCCAGCCCGTGGCAGTTCCTCCGCTCCTGGGGCTGGGTGTCGCGCAGGATAGCCGAGTGGCGTGGCCTGCCGGTCGATACGAACCCCGACAGGTTCTTCTGTTCCGAGCTGGCCCTGGATGCGCTGCGTGCTGGTGGCTACCGGGGCGAGGGCTACGACAAGCCAGCCGCCGAGACATCGCCAGCCGACGTGATCGAGCTGCCGTGCCTGCACCGACGAGGGAGACTGGAACCATGAGGGCACCACCGAGGAACTCCCAGGTCTGGCCGTTCATGTACTGGGTCAGTGGTCTGGCTGCGCTGACTGCGATTCTCTGGCTGACGGCCAGCGACTTCGACCAGACTGAGGGCCGGGCGATTGCCGGGACCGGGGCGGCGACGGCTGCGACCATGTTCATCATCGAAGTTCTGCGGAGGAAGGTGGGCCGCGATGACTCGTGACGACTACATCAGGAGGGCGAAGATTGTCCGGCTGGTTGACGGCGACACGGTGGACGTGGACATCGACCTCGGCATGGCGATCACGACCCGTCAGCGGCTGCGGCTGTTCGGGATCAACACGCCCGAGGTGCGAGGCCCAGAGAAGGTGGCGGGCCACGCGGCGACCCAGCACCTCGCCGATCTCCTGGTTCAGTTCCGGCACGAGGGCGACTGGGACATCGTGGTGCAAACGTACAAGGACAAGAAGGGAAAGTTCGGTCGGCTGCTTGCGGTCTTGATCGGAGACGACGGGGACGGAAACCCGGTCAACCTCAACGAGAGGATGGTGGAAGACGGACACGCCGTGGTCGCGCTGTACTGAGCGCGGAGGGAACCGCATGGCGCAAGACAGGTACGTTCCGACACCCGAAGACATCATCCGGGTTTGTGCGGAGATCCGAGAGGGCTGGAGCCAAGAGCGATGGGACCGACAGAAGACAGCCGCCAACCGAGGATGGATGCCGCCGATGTCGTCGAGGGAGCCGGGGCATGAACAAGACGCACGAGACGATTGACGACGACCTGCGACAACGCTTGTTCGACCACATGGGTGAGACAGGGATCAGCCTGAACCGGATGGCTCGGCGTGCGGGTGTGACGCAGTCGAGCCTCTACCGATTCATGTTCTCATTCAGCCGCCAGCGACCGAGCAAGCAGGCGAAGCTGGCCCGCTACTTGGGGCTGGGGTTGAGCGAGTCAGCCGGGCAGAAGCACAGCCCGAAGTAGTCGGCCAGTCTCGTGGCCGTCTGTAGGCGAAGGTCGCGCTTCTCGTTCATGAACAGGTTGAGCGATGCCTGATTGACACCCGAGTCGCGGGCGATCTGGTTCTGGCTGTCGCCCGACGCTCGCACCCGGTCGCGTAGCGTGTCGCTGAGTTCCATAATGCGGCGTCCCGTTTCTACCTGCAATTGTCCTACCTCAGTCTACGTCCAGGCGGTGGACTCGTCAAGAAGCAGGGGGTCAACGGTCTGAAACCGGCCCTGATTACTTTCCAGAAACTTTCCAGATTGTCCCATTGGCCTTGCTATTCGTTTGGCAATAGACGAAACTACATGCATGGGAAACACGGAAACACAAACCAGGAGAGAAACGATGGACGACCTGACCGCTGCCAACAACATGAACCCCTCGCCCGAGTCTCTCAAATGCAACCATGAACTGGTCGCCAGAGTCTCGCCCGCAGGCGACGACTTCACCTGCTGCAACAAGTGCGGCGGTCACTGGTGCGGACCTGCTACGCCAGACTATGCGGGCGACTTCGAGGCCCGAGGATACCGCCAAGATATCGAAGTCATCCAATGGGCTGACGCACGCTGACCTGACAACCAACCGCCGGGGGGCGACCTGCTCCCCGGCTCAACACGAGGAACGAAACGATGACGACTCAGTACCTGATTTCTCGAAAGCAACTGGCGACAGTCAAGCGGGCGGCGAAGCACATGCGGCTGGGGTGGCAGGCCGAGGCATCCAGGCCGGTGTCAGCACTCCGCCTCTGTGATTCCATTGGACGGCTGGGGCTGGAAGACGGCTGCGAGGAATGGGGGCGTCAGAACAGGGACGCAGCACGCGACGCCAAGCCGAAGACCGAACGGATCCGCGACGGCATCAAGGCACTACTCAACTAACCGGGAGAGAACCGATGAGCGATTCACTGGACCGAGCAGACCAAGCATACCAGGACCGGCACGCGACCATCGACGTGGCCGACCTGCACGACGTGGAAGTGGAATACAC